GATGAGGAGGAATCTTCTTCTGAGGGTGGTGATGATGCTGACGAATCTTCTTCTGAAGATGAGGAGGAACAACCCGAACCTGATGTGGAAACTATGAATTCTCTTGAGGAAAACCTCAAAGGACTCGTGAATAATAATTCTCAGGAAACTACCTATATTGAAGTACCCAAATTAAATTTAGATTCGGTAATTGCTTCCAATCAAATCATTCATGATATTTGCGATAAAACTTGGAGTGAACAAGTATATATTCTGGGGAATAGTAAGATCTTTACCACAGTAGATGCCGAGTATCTAGATTTTAAGCGTTCGGCACAAAAGGAAGTTAATTATTTGGTGAAAGAGTTTGAGTGTCGTAAGGCTGCAGATTCATATGCCCGAGAAACCATTTCCACCACTGGAGTTCTGGACTGCACAAAACTTCATGCATATAAGTATCGAGAGGATTTGTTTAAGAAAGTAACCACACTTGCCACTGGTAAAAATCACGGTCTGGTTTTTATTCTTGATTGGTCGGGATCTATGAATAATGTTCTTATGGATACTGTGAAGCAACTTTATAATCTTATTTGGTTCTGTAATAAGGTCAATATTCCATTTGAGGTTTATGCATTTACGAAAGATTGGAACAGTGGAGTTACATATGATGTAGATGGTAAAGCGACTCTCACTTCTCGTGAACATACTGTTCATAAAGAGAATGAACTAGTGGTCGATTATACCTTTAGTCTTATGAATCTCTTTACTAGCAAGGTAAAGAGTTCGGTTCTCGATACTCAACTCAAGAATATCTATCGAGTCGCCAAACAAATTAGTTGTGGTAATTTGGAATACCGATATCCCGGTAAACTAGGTCTTTCTGGAACTCCTCTGAATGAGTCTCTTGTCGCCTTACATCAAATTCTTCCACACTTTCAGAGGGAACATAAACTTCAGAAAGTTCAGTGTGTAATTCTAACTGATGGTGAAGCATCTTCTATGAAGTATTATCGGGAAATACAACGACATGGTGATGTAAAAAGTTTTATAGGAACTAATTACATTCCAAATAATTCCTATCTTCGTGATCGTAAGACTGGAAATGTCTATAAGTTTTGTGACTATAATTGCACTGCATTTACTGACCTTCTTCTCAAAAATCTTCGTGATAAGTTTCCCAGCGTGAATTTTATTGGAATGCGTATTCTGAATAGTCGTGATGCTGGGAATTTTATTCGTAGTTATACCGGATATATTGGAGATGAATATCACAAGGTGATGTCACGTTGGAAGAAAGAACATAGTTTTTCCATTACTACTTCGGGTTATCATACTTACTTCGGCATTTCTTCATCAACTCTCAATAGTGATAGTGAGTTTAAGGTTTCCGAAGACGCCTCAAAGTCTCAAATTAAATCTGCTTTTGTCAAGTCTCTGAGTTCTAAAAAAATGAACAAAAAAATCTTGGGGGAGTTTATTCAATTGGTTGCCTGACCACTTTTCAAACTGTCCAAAGGGAGTCCCACGATTCCCTTTTCTATTCTATAATAACTTCAGTTAAACAAAACGATCTAACCACATTATGCCCCGTAAAAATTCCGTGACAATCGACTATATTACAACTTCACTCAAAGCACTCTTTGGTACTGAATTTACTTCTGCGGACATTCGTGGATGGTGTGCCTCTAACGGAGAAAACTATCAAACCGTGTGCTCTAAACTTGAGTGTTATAAAGTTTCTCGTGGTCGTTGGAACCTGGAAGTAACTCATGAGAAATTGGAAGAAATTGAGCGTTCTTATGTTGCGCCCTCAGTTTCTGGTGTTGGTATTATTGAATCTACAAAACAAAATCTTATTCCTAATAAAGATGATACTTTCGTCAAGTTTGGTAACTTTAGTGACATTAAACGCATTATTCAGTCCCGTCTCTTTTACCCTGCATTTATTACGGGTCTTTCGGGTAATGGTAAAACGTTTAGTGTGGAGCAAGCGTGTGCCCATCTTGACCGAGAATTTATTCGTGTCAACATTACTATTGAGACTGATGAATCGGATCTAATTGGTAGTTTCCTTCTCATAAATGGAGAAACTGTGTGGCATAATGGTCCTGTAATTGAAGCACTTGAGCGTGGTGCCATATTGCTTCTGGATGAGATTGATCTTGCATCCAATAAAATATTGTGTCTTCAGTCTATTCTGGAAGGTAAAGGTGTTTTTCTGAAAAAAATCGGACGCTTCGTCAATCCCACTCCAGGATTCAATGTGATTGCCACCGCAAACACCAAGGGAAAGGGTTCTGAGGACGGTAGGTTCATTGGCACCAATGTTCTCAGCGAGGCCTTCTTGGAGAGGTTCCCAGTGACCTTTGAGCAGTCTTATCCTTCTCCGGCAATCGAGCAGAAGATCCTGGAGGGAGTTTCTCTGGACCTTGGTATAGAGGATCGTGATTTTTGCAAAAAATTGTGCGATTGGGGCGATGTGATTAGAAAGACATTTTATGAGGGTGCAATTGACGAAGTTATTAGTACTCGTCGTTTAGTGCATATTATCCGTGCCTACAGCATCTTTAAGGATAAGGCAAAGGCAATTCTGGTATGTATTAATCGTTTTGATGCTGAAACCAAACAGGCATTTCTTGAACTATATGATAAAGTAGATGCTGACTTCGTAATGCCTACTGAAGTATCAAATGAAGTTCTTCCAGATCTTGACGAACCCATTCCTTTCTGATATAATTGGGGAAGGTTAATTATGACTTATCCCCTTTATGATTGGATCTGAAGACGAACAAAATCTCATGAATAGATTTAACATCACCATGAATGATGATGCTAATATGTTTAATGCTACAAAAACTCCCGTTACTATGATTAATGATACAAATGCGAACGGTTTCTGGAAATATAATGAAGACAAAATCCTGAAACAACTTGAAGAGTATATTTCGGGTACTTATAGTCAACACTATGTCGATAGGACTGGTTGTGGAACTGAACAAACACTTGATAAAATCAAGCACAACCGCCGTGAAGGTTTTTGTGCTGGTAACATAACCAAGTATACTGATAGATATGATACAAAAGGAACGCCTCGTGCCGACTTGTTTAAGGTTCTACACTATACAATCCTTTTGATTAATCATCTCAATCTTGTTGAAAACAAATAAAACTGAAAAAATACAAAATGAAACTTTCTGACAATACCCTGACTCTTCTCAAGAATTTTGCTGGCATTAATCAGTCTATTCTTGTTAAACAGGGTAATAAACTTCGTACAATTTCCATTGCCAAGAATATTCTTGCAGAAGCAGAAATTGCCGAAGATTTCCCTCGTGAATTTGCAATTTATGACCTAAATCAGTTTCTGAATGGGTTGAGTCTTCATCAGGATCCTGACCTGGATTTTACCGAGAATTCCTATATTACTATTCGTGAAGGAAAGCGTAGGGTTAAGTATTTCTATGCTGATCCGAATGTGATTATTTCACCACCAGAAAAGGAGATTAAACTTCCTTCTCAGGATGTATGTTTTCAGTTGGAAACTGGTGCGCTGGAGAAACTGGTGAAAGCGGCCTCAGTTTATCAATTGCCTGATATTTCAGCAATCGGTGATGCTGGTGTGATTCGTCTGGTGGTTCGCGATAAGAAGAATGATACTTCTAACGAATACTCCATCGTTGTGGGTGAAACTGACGAACAATTTACTTTTAATTTCAAGGTTGAGAACATCAGCAAGATTGTTTCTGGTGCTTATAATGTGATTGTATCTCGTAAACTTCTATCACAATTTACTAATACAAAGCACAATCTCTCTTACTGGATCGCACTAGAACCTGATTCTACATTTGAATAATGGAATTTTTACTTTATCTTTCCACACAAGGACTCGATATTTACAATATGATATCTAAGAAAGTTCTAGTGGTTGAAAATGCTCCTATTTGTAGGAAACATGATATTTATGGTTGGTATCAATCAAATACCAAAACTATGACACTTTGTACTGATCGAATTAAGTCTGGACCTGATCCTACACATTATATAAATGAAACACTTTATCATGAATCTGTTCATATTGCACAAGCATGTAAAAATGGTAATGGGTATTTGAAATCATTTGGAATTTCTTTATCACATATGCCAATCTCAGAAAATAGGAAAAATGATATCAAAAGTGCCGTTTCTATCGCAGGAGAAAGTGTTCGGCACCTAGAACATGAAGCATTTTGGATGGAGGATAAACCGGATAAGGTGAAATATGTAGTTCAGAAATATTGCTTCTGATGAATATATTCGCAACATCGCCGTGGCCTGCAGAGTCCGCAATCGTACTTCCTGACCGTCATGTGAATAAAATGCCTGTTGAATGTTGCCAACTATTATCGTTAGTTGCATCCAAGTGGTATCACGGTTACGGTACTCTTCCAAAGAAAGATGGAACTCCATATGCAACTGAGAAAGGTGCTTTCCGCAATCACCCATGCACTAGATGGGCTAGTGAATCTATAGACAATGCATATTGGTTAATTAAACATGGCATGAATCTCTGTGATGAGTTTCAGTTGCGTTACGGTAAACCACATTCGTGCTACAATACTCTTGTAACTGCATATTATCTTTTTCCTAAAGGTAAATTGGATAATGTAACTCCATTTGTTCGTGCCATGCCCGATGAATGGAAGTGTGATGATAGTATTGACACCTTCACTGCTTATAAGAGGTATATTGCCTCTAAACCCTGGGTTGCGGAGAACTATCTCCGTATGCCCCAAAGACGACCTTCGTGGATTTGATTTATTATGAGTGATTTCTTGTGGTGCGAACGACATCGCCCAAAAACAATTGAGGATTGTATTCTTCCTGAGCAAATTAAAAAGACCTTTCAGGATTTTCTAAATAGTGGAGAACTACCCAACTTACTTCTGTGTGGTCCTGCTGGTGTAGGAAAAACCACAGTGGCAAAGGCATTGTGTAATGAACTGGGAGTAGATTTTTATTTTATTAATGGATCTGACGAAGGTAGATTTCTAGATACTGTTCGAAACAATGCGAAAAACTTTGCTTCGACCGTATCACTTTCGTCAGATGCTAAACATAAAGTCATTATTGTGGATGAGAGTGACAACACCACCACAGATGTTCAACTTCTATTACGAGCGTTTATTGAGGAATTTGCTGGTAATTGTAGATTCATCTTCACTTGCAACTACAAAAATAAAATCATTGAACCTCTACATTCCAGATGTGCCGTCATTGACTTTACAATCAAAGGAAAAGAAAAGTCCAAGTTGGCAGGATCCTTCTTCAAGCGTCTACAGAAAATCCTGGATATTGAGGGAGTTAGATATGACCCGAAGGTAATTGCAGAACTGATAAACAAACACTTCCCAGATTTCAGAAGGGTCACCAATGAATGTCAAAGATATTCTGTTAGTGGTGAAATTGATTCGGGCATTTTGGCATCCTTCTCTGACATCTCCGTAAATGAATTGAACAAATACCTGAAAGAAAAGAACTTTGCCGAAGTTCGTAAGTGGGTTGTTTCCAATTTGGATAATGACATCAACATCATTTTGCGTCGTATCTATGACTCCTTGTATGATGTTCTTGATGGTCCTTCTATTGCTTCTGCTGTTTTGATTATGGCAAAGTATCAATATCAATCAGCATTTGTTTGTGACCAAGAGATTAATCTTCTTGCCTGTTTGACTGAAATAATGGTGGAGTGCAATTTCAGGTGAACTCATACAAAATCTCATATAAAGACTTGAAAGATCCGTCAGTCAAAACAACTCCAGAGAATGTAAAAGAATCAAATGAAGCACTTTTTCGTGCTAAAATGACTCTTCCTTCTGCCGCCAACCATTGTGGTATGACGCAGAAAGAAATGAAAATGACCTTTTTGGAATACTTGAAATATCACCAACCTGATTATGAATTCTAATTTTCAAAAATTACAATCCAAACAAAAGTACAGAATTGAAACCTACTGTAGAATTGCCTTTAATAATCTGAAGGCAAATGTACCTGAATGGTTTGCTCACAGAGGATGTAAAGATACTGTTCGAGCAGTTACACATTCATTTTATAATACGGTACATTCACTTTCAATTCCTTCGGGATTGATTAGTGTTGAAGCAGTTGAAAAAAAGAAACTTGAACCACAATGGGCTTTATGTAAAGATCACTGTTATTCTCCACAATTTATTGGAAGAATGATTATGGATAATTCGGATAAGTATTTGAATGACTATGATCTGTATAAAAAACTGTTCATTATGTCATGTACTACAATTATTATTACACCAGAACAAAATAGAAGTCTATCTTTTTTAACTTGTAATAGGAATAATGATTTTAAAATTTATGCACATACTAATGAGAAGTATCAACATTTAAACATACAATTGGTGAAGAAAATGGATGGTACTAGATGGTATGAAAAGAATGTACAACCCGTGAGCAATTATATTGAAACTCCAAAAGAACTTCTGGAGTATGAAACTCAATTTCTAGTCGTATGAGTTTATTATCCGAGAAAGATGCAATTTGGGCAGCGGACCAATTTATAGAATATTATTGTAAATTCAATCGTATTGATGATTATTTGAGATATGTAAAGAAGAGTAGAATTTCTAATTCTATTGGTAAATTATTTGGACCAGAGGAAGAAATGTTTTCGGATTTTTCAATTAATCCGAAAGATATGACATTTACAATTCATGAAGTTGATACGAGTTCTAAACCAAAAACCAAATATAATCAGGATCTTTATTCTGAAATTTTGAATATCACAGCATCTAATCCTATTGAGGAAGCAATTCCAGGAAGAACAATCAAGTGGATTGTAACTGAAGATACCACTAATAGTATCGTGGGTGTGATTAGATTTGGATCTCCCACAATCAATTCAAAACCAAGAAATGTTTATTTTGGTGAGGTTCTATCATTATCAAAAATTAATCATGAGTTTGTGATGGGATTCAATATTGTCCCTGTTCAACCATTCGGATATAATTATCTTGGTGGAAAACTTTTAGCACTTTTGGCATCTTCAAATTATCTTAAAAGACAATTTGATCAGAAGTATAATACTGATCTGAAATACTTTGAAACCACATCACTATATGGAACTACAAAGGGAGTTTCTATGTATGATGGACTAAAACCATATATTCGTCATATTGGAGATACTGAAAGTAATTTTTTACCATTATTTCATGATGATTACTTTAGGAAAATGTTCTGGTGGTTTAATGATAATGCAAATAATGGAGAAAGATTAATTTCTGCTGATAAGTCATCTAAAAAGTTAAAGATTCAAACTAAGATGATTTCTATTATTACAAAGTCTCTTCGTGATGATTCAAAGAAACGTGAATTTGAAGAATGTATAGGACATGCTAAATCTTTGACGGAAAAGAAAAGATATTATATGTCAAAATTTGGATATGAACCTAATGAAGTAATTGACTGGTGGAAAGTCAAAGCAACACGAAGGTATGAAAAGTTGCTTCAAGATAACAAATTGAGAACTGAACTTGAACTGTGGACGGCAGATTCCAACTTAGAAATTATTAGATAATATGGAACTAAAGGACTGGTTGAACTCAATCAATCAAAAAAAGACGAATCTAATTGATGAAGATCCTTCGACGGAGAAGGAATATCAACCATACATAATCAATAGGTGCCTTTCAGGAGAAATTGATTGTATTATGTTTGTGAATGAATTGAATATGTATCATTTCCTTCCTAAAAAAATGCAATATGACTTTCTTATAAATATTCTGAGAGTTAAAAAGAGATATTCTCCTTGGCTCCGTAAAGATAAAATCGAAGATCTTGATATTGTCAAGCGTTATTATGGTTATAGTAATGAAAAGGCACAGCAGGCTTTGAGGATTCTGACAAAAGAGCAACTAACATTTATTAAATCGAAATTTGAAACTGGAGGAACAAAATGAGTGTAGTTCAAGAACCCATTGTACAATGGTCGCCCGATATGATGATAGAAGTCATTCTGAATGAACCAGATGATTTCTTAAAAGTTCGTGAAACTTTGACTCGTATTGGAGTTGCCTCAAGAAAAGAAAAAAAACTTTATCAGAGTTGCCATATTCTTCACAAGCAAGGTCGTTATTA